TTCCCAGGTAAAGATAGGATTTAATGTGTTGTTTGACATGTTATGAGAAATCATTTTTCCGTAATACATTCTGTATTGACCGTTTTGAACTTCGTGCTCAGGACCTATACTATGTAAATAATCTTTATCGTGCCAACCTTTAAACATAATACCAGATTTTAGTGTAGCATCGCAATTTTTTATTATATCACGCCAAGTTACTCCGATATAATTCATAAATTCATTCCAGTGTTCAGTAGATCCTTCACCAACACCGATAGTACCAATTTTTTCTGATCTAATAAGATTTATTTTTTTATCAGGAAACCGAGTTTTTAAAATTAAGGCTGCAACAAGTCCTGCTGTACCGCCTCCTACAACTGAAATTTTTTCTAACTTATTCAATTTAGTATTTTCCTTTAATGATTACCTATAAATATCTGCATGAACAATATACATTTAGAACACCATCCAATGTTTGTTACATCTGCTTATGTTACTTATGTTGAAGATATAGATAACACCAAGATAAGTGAACATGTATATCACTTAGATAAAAATGTTCCTAATGTCAGACGACAGCGTAGCAACGCTGGAGGCTTTCAAACTAATGATATTTACCCAATGCCGTATGATTATGACGAAACAGGTAAATTATTTGATAATTTTATTAAACCGTCGGTTGGTACTATCCTAGATGGATGGCAAGTTCCACATGATATTAATAGTTTTAGTTATTGGTATAATTTAAATACAAAATACACATACAATAGAGAGCATATACATGCAAATGCGCTTGTTAGCGGAGTGTATTATATCAAAGTTCCCAGTAATAGCGGAAGAATTGTTTTTAATAGAAGTGTAAATGAATATGATCGTATGCATAATATTCAAAGTATTTACGCATCTAATGACATTATAGTAGATAATCCACAAACAAATAATTCTCACTGGTTTATACCTAAAGAAGGAATGCTTGTATTATTCCCTAGCCATGTTAGTCATTATGTTGAACAGAATGTTACAGATGACGAAAGTGATGGTCGAATATCACTAAGTTTTAATTTTTAAATCTATACTGGTGAAACTCTTCGCTAGTCATACAATAAGACATAGTATTATACCATTCATCTTGCATGTCCAACAATGCATGTTCAATATCATCTTGGGTGTGTATTCTACTTAAATCATTTACTGCAATTTCTGGATTAATTAAGCCTATTTGATACATAACATGACTATATAACGGACCGCCTCCACTGCCGTAATATGTAGGGAAATCGTATCTACTTGGAATTCTTGACTTAGAACTTTCAATTAGTGTTTTATTATATTCTGTTGCCGAATTATTAGTAACATATTTCCAAAATTCAGTATCTGTTCTTCCCCCCATATAATGCATGTTTAAAAAATGCATATAATCATCTACAGATTTAGCATTTGTTTCATTATATATTTTTTGAGAATATTCATTACATGTATCTTCAATTGTATTTTTTAAAAACTGTTTACTAAAGATCTGTGTTTGCACTACAGTATGATGTATTGCTGTAGCTTCCATGGGTTCTAAAAATTGCGAACTTAATCCGTTAGCAAAACAATTTTTGATCCAAGATTGTTTTAGCCTTCCTGCATCAAACTTTACAACTTTTATAGGATCAATACTATGTCCGTATGCTGTTTCTACTTCTTTTATAGCATCGTCTATACTTATAAAATCGTCACTGAATACATATCCGTTGCCTCTTCGGTGTGCAAGAGGACCGCGCCACACCCATCCGTTGTTTTGTGCCCAGGCAGTCGTATATAATTCGGGACATTCCTGTTCGTTATATTGTGTAAAAAACGGTATTGCAGTGTTAACTGGTAAATGATCTTTATAACTTATCCAATTATTTTCTTTTAACTCATTTATTAAGATTTTTTTAAATCCACTACAATCTATAAAAAAATCTGCACCAATATCTGTTTGATTAGACAAATTTAGAGATTTTATAAAACCTTTATCGTCAAGATTAACATTAATCACTTCTGTATCTATTAATTTTACATTTTTTAATTGTAAACAGTGATTTTTTAAATATTCACTAGTTTTCATACCGTCTATATGTAATGCGAAATTATAATCTACAAAATCTTGATCTGTTTTATGAAATAATGTAAACTTTTTATCAATAAAATTACCAAGTCGACTAATTTTTCCAAGATCTTTTCGAGGCAAGTTGTTCATACCCCAATAGAAAAACAGATCTTGGTCTAATCCGCTAGTATAACTACCGTCAATGGGTGCAGTATAGTAATCTGTAACATCAGGAGCCCAATTTATGTGCCGAATGGCATATTTTGGAGTAGCATTTGTCTTTAACATGAAATCTTTTAAAGACAGTCCGTACCTTCCGTCGAATAAGTTTGTAAAATACCCTGTAGTGCTTTCACCTACACCTATAATACCAAATTTTGATGATTCAATTACTGTAAATGTGTGGTTAGGGTGTTCGTGTGCTAAAATTAGTGCAGTTGTCCAGCCACTTGTACCCCCACCAACAATGACTATGTTCATAAATTTCGTAATCCTCTAAAATATTCAATAAACTCTTTATAAGAGTAACAATATTGTGTCTCATTTGCCCAATGATTTTTAAGTTCATAATGACTATGTTGTGTTAGCTCATATAAATTACCCTCCGGCAAGCTAAAATCTATTTCTGAACTAGCAATATCTTTGTTAAGAACATTTATACCTTCCATAACATAACTGTACAACGGCCAACCAGCACTACCTTGGTAATGAGGGAAATCGTTAAATGTCGGTGTCCTATATTTTGCCATTTCTAATAATTCTTTTACAAACTCGGTTTGAGTTACTCCGGTTTTAATATATTTCCAAAATTCGCTGTCGTCTCGGCCACCCATGTAGTGCAATACTAGAAAATCTTTAATGTCATCGTATAATTTTCTTGTTCGTTTGTTATATATTGCCATACTTCCTTCATTTATAGTTTGTTCGATAGTAGGTTTTACATATTCAAAGAATAAATTATTAGCTTGTACAATAGTTGAATGAATACTAGTTGCTTCCAACGGTTCTAAAAAGGCACTACTAAGTCCGATAGTAACACAATTTTTAATCCAAGCACTTTCTTGCCGCCCTGAATCAAATTTTATTACTCTGATAGGATCTATTTCTTGTCCTAGTATTGTTTCTATTTCTTCTTGGGCTTTGTCAGGAGTTGTATAAGCATCGCAATAAACATATCCGCATCCTTTGCGATCCATTAGAGGTATCTGCCACATCCAACCTGCTTTTTGCGCCCAGGCAGTTGTATATGGTTCTGGAACTTCGCCTTCTTTGTATTTTAAATGAAACGGCAACCCTGTGTTTAGAGGCAAGTTGTCTTGGAAACTTACCCATTTACTAGGAAGATGTTTCATTACCACACGATTAAATCCTGAACAATCAATAAAAAAATCACCGTCTAATATTTGTTGGTTAGATAACACCAAACTTTTCACAAATCCCTTATCATTGAGTTTTACATCTAGTACTTCGGTATCAATGTGTTTAGTGTTAAGTCGACGAAGCGCAACTTTTTTAAAATATTGCCCTGCAAGGTGTGCGTCTATGTGATATGCATGATGATTGTCTATAAATTCTTTTTTAAATTTATTAAAATTACTTAATTCGTTGTAAATCCAATAACCACAACGAGAAAGATTTAACATTTCTTTTCTTTGTAGTTTGTCTAATCCAAAATTAAATAAACAATCGGGAGTCGCACTAGTGGTATGTGTGCCATCAATAGGGCCTATATAATAATCGTCTATATTATTTGTCCACCCCTTATGCTTTATAGCATATTTTAATGTTGCACCGGTTTCTTTAATAAATTCGTTTTGATCACATCCGTAATTTGTAGCCCAGTTAACTAGTACATCAGTAAAATGTCCTGTAGTACTTTCACCTACACCGACTACTCCTATTTTACTACTTTCAATAACAGTAATTTCGTGATCAGGATGCCTTGCACTAGCAATCAATGCTGTGATCCATCCTGCTGTACCACCACCTACAATTACAATCTTCATTAAAACTCCTCTAAACTTAATCCTGCATTAAATGCCATATTAATTCTCTGCCTGTCGATAGGATTACTATGAACTTTGTGTACTAAATGACTAGGAAACAATAAAATGTCACCGTCATTGGGTTCATAATACGAAGTACCATGGTAAGGCCAAGCAACATGTGTTGTTCTATACATATAGTGTTGTGGAATAAATTCTATGAATCCAGTTCCTGTACCTTGGAAGTAAAAAACACCACTTACTAAATTTAAATTTCCGGTATGCGCATGTTCTCTGTTTTCCGCGCCTTTGTCATTTGCGTTAAACCAAGCATTTACATTCCATTGCTTAGTAACATGTACTTGTTGCATGTTTAAATTTGTAGGTTGAGGCAATGATTGCATGTATAAATTTGATACTTCTAATATTTTATTCATTAAGTATTTAGACGTTTCTTCGTCAAATCCATTATGTAAATGGGGCTTTCCGCGCCAGCAACCAAAATTGCTGTTCTTAATCATTTTAGCATCGGTGTTTTTATTGTCACTGTCTTTGTACTTTAAAATCTGTTTAGATATATTGTTGCAGATGTTTTTAGGAATTTCTTCCTTCATGTGCATTATAATTGTTTGATCTATTGAATTAAAATCTAAATTAGACATAGGTAATTACTACTACAACTCGTCTTTCACCTACTTTAGGATATTTGTGTGCGTGGTAACATCCTTTAAAATCTGAAACCATAAATTTTTCTGCAGGTAGTTCTAACCATTTATCGTTGTGCCAAATAAGAGTTGGTGCTCCAGGATTATCTGTAAGATACAACAACCAATTATGGTGAGGCCATGTATGATCTTCGTGTGGAACTGTTACAGCATCATCACCATTGTACCAATTACAATTAAGATTAGCTCTAAAGATATTTTTATATTCTTTATTGTTTGCTTTCATCCAACGATGAAAGATTCCTATAAAAAATTCATAGTATCCTTCACTATAATCATTTATATGTCGTTCTGTATGTTTTATATGTTCTTCTTCGGTCCTGCGTAATAATGAATGACTTAAAAAAGGCCCATTGACATATTCGCCATCGCGTATTTCTTTAGGAACATGGTCCTGATATATGTAAGTTGTTTGTTTGCTAATATAAAACCAAGGAAAATAGTATCCAAGAATATCGTTTTCGATAATTGCTTGTTCTTCTTCAGTTAATAGTATTTGACTATATGTTGCATCTTCTGGTAACATCATGTTCTATCCTAATCATGTATATTTAACTTTTGGAATATATCTCAAAAGTAAATACGGTTCAGAAAAAATATAACTCTGTTAACTACTAAGATAAGTAATTGTACTTCAACAGGAGGAAAAATATGAATGGACCTGAAAATAGTGCCGGCTTTACAGATTTAGCAGAGCAAAGATCTGAACAAGACATGCCAGAAAAAATTGAACCTAGTTTGCAAATAACTTCTGTAAACTTTAGTGATGTTTTTACAAAAGAAGAATGCAGACTTATAGAAGAAAATACAATAGACGAACTGTGGATGCCTATAAAAGTTCACGGTGATACAAAATTACACGAAGGTTTTAGACAAAAATTAAGAGGAGATGTAACTGGATTTCCTTTTGATAAGATTAGAGATGTAACTAAGTCAGCTAACGATCAAATTTATAACTTTGATTTGTTAGGAATAATCGATCAAGATTTCCCTCAGGTGTACAAATACACTGAAAATTGTTATTATGATTGGCATATTGATGTTAATCTACTTGCACCAACAAGAAAAATGACCTGGATTGTTAATTTATCAGATGAAACAGAATACGAAGGTGGTGATATTGAATTTTTAAACACTGATACTAGCGACCATAATATCAAAAATATCGGTAAAATATTAATTTTTCCGGCATTTGTACCTTTTAAAATCAATAAAGTTACAAAAGGTGAGATGAAAATTATTATCGGCCATGTACACGGAGCGTTGTTTAAGTGATACTAGATTACGATTATTGGTACTTTGAATCTGCTATCAAACCTGAAGTGTGTGATGCAATTATAGAAGCAGGATTAGCTAAAATGCACGAACAAGAAAAAGCATTTGGCAAAGAAGTTTCTACAGCTACAACTGGAGGTTGGCAACATAAATCAGAAGGATTTGATGTTGCAGCCAATGATCTAACTATGGAAGGATTAAAGAAAAAAGGAATCGAACCCGAAAAAGCATATGTAAGAGATTCTAATATTACATGGTTAAGCGATCCTTATCTTTATGACATGGTCCAGGCGTTTGTAGCCGAAGCAAACAAAAATGCAAATTGGAATTTTGATTGGGATTATACTGAAGAATTCCAATTTACTAAATATGGTCCTGGACAATTTTACGGATGGCATGTTGATATGGGTTCAAAACCATATCGAAAGTTTGATCCTGACACTGATAAGTTCAAATTAAAATCTGACGGTACTCCGATGGTAGATACATTTGGAAATCCTCTAACAGAAGATAATCTAGCAAGCACAAACGATAATCTAATCGGAAAAGTTAGAAAATTAAGTGTAACAATTAGTTTAAACCGACCAGAAGAATATAAAGGCGGCAATTTAAGATTTGATTTTGGCCCTCATGCAGATAAGAGATATCATACTTGCAAAGAAATAAGGCCACAGGGCTCTGTGATAGTTTTTCCTTCACATATTCATCATCAAGTTACTCCTGTAACAAAAGGAACCCGGTATAGCTTAGTTGCCTGGAATTTAGGATACCCATTTAGATGACAAACGAAGAACTATTTAAACAAAATATGTATGTTGATTGTAAACAAATTATTCCAAAAGATATCTGTAGTGTAGTATCTAAATATTGTTTAATGAAAGAAGAAAACAGTTTTGAACCCGAGGAAGCAGATGGACAGGTTCCGTTTTCTCATTCAGTATATGCAGACACATTAATGGAAACAATGTTATATTTTTTACTACCCCATATGGAAGCAAATACTGGTTTAAGGTTGTGTCCTACTTACAGTTACTACAGAGTATATCGCCCTGGACAAGAACTAGAAAGACATAAAGATAGAGAAAGTTGTGAAATAAGCACAACAGCCTGTTTTTCATTCAATTACAACAACACAGATACTGATTATAATTGGGGTATGTATGTTGATAAAGATTCTTACGGAACTACATCATTGGGTAATTTTGTAAGTGCAAATAATCCTGGAATAATGATTGAACAAACTCCGGGAGATATTTTAATCTATAGAGGTGTAGATATAGAACACTGGAGAGATAAATTTGAAGCGGGTATAAATAGTTATCACATACAAGGATTTTTTCATTATATTGATAAAGATGGGCCGTTTTATCCTGAATGGATTTACGATAAAAGACCAAATTTAGGATATAAAGATTTGAATCAAATTGTATAAATACATATGTAATAAGTGAGGAGTCAGAATGGCTATTAAAAATGTTTCAATAAGCGATGTTGTAGCGGTACAAAACGCTTGTTATGTTATGGGTGTTGAAGAAGTTTGGTGTCAAGTACAATTTAGAGATTGTGAAAACTTTTGTGAATATTATGCAAGCCCAGATTCTAGCGAACCACTATCTGTAGAACTTTACAACAAATTACAAAATGGTGATTATGGCGAATTACATCATGGAACTGGCGACCATTATATCACAATGCCAAAAACCCAGTCTGAGTTAGAAGAAGCAGTTAAATCAAAGCGTAATCAATTACTTTTAGAATCTGACTATACAGGACTTCCTGATATATCTGCAACAATGACTGTAGCAAAGAGAGCAGAGTGGACAACATACAGAACTGCACTCCGTAATATCACAACCCAAACTAGATACCCGTGGGATCCTGTTTGGCCAACTAAGCCAGAATAATACCAAATCTTTTAATAAATTTTATCTGCGTATATAAATATCTTGCAAATGTCGTTACTAAGGAGAAGATAACATGCAAGAATTTGTACCTATACGAGATAGAATTCTCGTACAAAAAATCGAAGACGAAAATAAAACAAAATCCGGTCTTGTTCTTTCTGATGACACTAAAGAAAGACCTACTAAAGGTAAGGTTATTTCTGTAGGTCCGGGCAAGATTAATGATGATGGTAAAGTTATGCCGATGGTGGTTGAAACCGGTGACACTGTAGTTTATCCAAAATATGCTGGACACCAAATTAAAATAAATTCTGAAGAATTTCTTATTCTTGAGGAACACGAAGTATTAGGTAAACTTAAAGGAGACACGCAACATGGGTAAAATTATACCAAGAATAGTAGCTAACGGTGACGAAGGTCGCAAAAAAATTATCGAAGGTGTAAACATCCTAGCAGATGCTGTTAAAGTTACACTAGGTCCTAAGGGAAGAAATGTTATTATTCAAAGAACATTTGGTCCTCCTCATGTTACTAAAGATGGTGTAACAGTTGCACGAGAAATTTGGCTAAAAGACAAGTTGCAAGATACAGGTGTAAGAATGATTAAAATGGCTGCTAGTCAAACTTTTGATGACATTGGCGACGGTACAACAACAGCAACACTTCTTGCACAAAAAATGATTAATGAAGGACAAAAATTTCTAACAGCTGGTATTAGTGGTATTAATTTAAAAAGAGGAATCGATCTTGCTGTTGACGAAGTATTAAAAGTTTTAAATGAAGATGCAAAGAAATGTGAAGATAGAGACACAGTTGAATCAGTTGCATCTATCGCTACAAATAATGATGAAAAACTAGGAAAACTAATTGCAGAAGCACTTGGTGGCGATGAACCTTCTTATCAATCATTAGTTTCAGTTGAGCCTGGCATGTCTTACGAAGATGAATTAGTGAAAGTTAATGGTTTTCAATATGAACATGGTTATTTGTCGCCGCAGTTTGTGAATGCACCAAAACAAAAATGTGTTTTAGAAAATCCTTACATTCTTATTTGCGACAGACCGATTTTAAATATGAATGACATTCTTCCTATATTAGAAAAACTAGTCGCTACAAAACGACCATTCTTAATTATGGCCGAAGAAGTTGAAACAGATGTATTAGCAACACTTGTAATTAATACATTAAATGGTTCTATTAGTTGTTGTGCTGTTAAACCACCGGATTGGAAGGGTAAAATGCGCACCAAATACTGTGAAGATATTGCTGTACTAACTGGTGGTAAAGTTATTTCTGATCAAACAGGTAAAAAAGTTGAAACAGCAGAAATAGAAGATTGTGGCCAAGCAAATCGTGTAGAAATTACAGATAGCCAAGTTACGATTATCGGAGGACACGGTGACAAGGGTGTGATTGCTCAATATATTAAAGACAAAATTGAACACTACATTGATGCCCCAAGAGGCGACGATGTCTTTACAGATAAAGGACAACAAAAACGCATTTCTAACTTAACCGGAGCAGTGAGTATTATTAGAGTAGGATCTGCTACAAAGATTGAACTACGAGAAAAAGAAGATAGAATTGACGATGCACTTCATGCTACTAAAGCAGCATTAAAAGATGGTATTGTACCCGGAGGCGGCGTTGCATTAATTAGAGTTATGAGTAAGCTCAAATCACTTAAAGGTGCAAACTCAGAACAGGATGCTGGAATACAAGTTGTATTAAAAGCATTAGAAGAGCCATTAAAACAAATTGTATACAATGCAGGTGATAGTCCTGATGTAGTTGCTAACGAAGTATCTAAAGGTAATGCAGAGTTTGGCTATGATGCAGCCACAGGCGAATACGGAAACATGTTTGACATAGGAATTATTGACCCTGTAACTGTGGTGCAAAAAGCAATAAAAAATGCTTCTAGTATTGCAGGACTACTACTAATAACAGATTGTGCAATTTACGAAGACAATGATGAAGAAGATTTGAGTGTGATTGGACCAGCTCCTAGTGCAGGCGAAAGAAGTTTAGCACCTCAGTACGATCAGTAAAACACACTCCTTCACAATAAGCATAAATATATTGTGAAGGAAGTTTTATAATGGCAAATCAAGCACCAATTGTAGACAGAATACGGATTATTCCAAGACCGGATGATTTTCTTGATAGAAATGTCGGTAATAGCGGAGAAGTATTCTTTGACAAGCAATCAAATACTTTAAGATTATACTCTGGCAAATTAGCCGGAGGGTACACTGTATTAACTTCTGGTAATATATCACAAGAACTTATTTCAAGTGGAGTAGGAATTGTAGAATATATTGTAACTGTAGGAGTTGATCCTGATGGTTTAGAAGCAGGCAACAAATATTTTATTGACGGTGTGTACAAACCTACATTATCGTTAGTAGTAGGATATACTTATATCTTTAATCAAGATGAACCAACTAATGAATATTTTCCTAATAGCATTGGTGGAACAGCAAACATTCATCCATTAAGTTTTAGTGCTGATAATCTAAATGGAGAACTTGGTGCCGGAACTTCATACACTACAAAAGTTATCTATAAATTAGATAACGATCCTGTTACAAAGGCAGAATATATACAAGGTTTTGCAGGTGCAACACAGCGTAGTGTTCAAATTACAATTACTAGCAGTACTCCAGAAACATTATATTACTGGTGTACTAGTCACACCGGAATGGGTAATACTATTACAGCTGCGCAGCCAGGAACAGGCGGCGGCGACACAAGTATAAGTGTGTCAGATGCAGTGCCCGAAGAACCAACTAATGGATCTATATGGTTTGACAGTACTAGTGCAAAATTATATGTATATGTAGAGGATGATGACAGTAATCAATGGGTACAACCAGTTTATCCAACTGTTAATACTTTAACAGATTTAGGAATAACAGACGGCACAGTAGGACAAGTTCTTACAACTGATGGTGCCGGCATATTTACATTTGAAGATGCTGCCGGCGGCGGCACTGGTAACTTCACTCTAGCAGCATCAAATATAACAACAGATGACAGCAGTATTATAACAATTACACCAGCAGTTACAATGAACAGTGACTTAACAGTTGAAAATGATCTAACTGTTAGTAACTATGCTTATGCAAAATCCTTTGTTACTAACGGTACAGGATTGCCAAAGCTAGATAGTGCAAGTACACTAACAATAACTGCACCAGATGGTATTATATTACAAAATTCGCCACTGCGCATGGCAAGTTTTACAACAACTACAAGGAATGCTCTAGCACCGCAAAACGGAGATATAATTTACAACACAACTGATAACAAATTTCAAGGTTACGAAAACGGCAGTTGGGTAAATTTAGTATAATATGAGTGAAAAAGAATATACTGTAATTGTAAATAAAGGTGTAAATTTAGCAGAAGTTGAAGCAGAACTTACTGCAACTTCCGGCGATGGACCTATTCCTAATAGAAGTGTTGACATAGCTAATGCACGACCAGGAAGTCTTAGACAAACTCATTTTATGCTCACTGACCAAGAAGCATCTGCATTACAATCTGATCCGAGAATACTAGCTGTTGAAATTCCACCAGATCAGAGAACAGATATAAAAATAGGAAAACTATCAACACAGTTTGCAAATTTTACAAAACCAACAACACTTGATAATGACCAATATGTAAATTGGGGGTTAAAAAGATCAATCATACAGGAAAACTTATATAAAAATTCTGCCTCAACTTCAACAAATTATGATTATGCATTGCAAGGAAGAGGTGTTGATGTTGTTGTTCAAGATAGTGGAATAGAACCAACACATCCTGATTTTCAAGACAGTCAAGGAAACAATCGATATCAATATATAGATTGGTATACAGCATCTGGGTTACCAGGAACACAGAGTGCAAGTTATCATAGAGACTTTGACGGACACGGAACCATGTGTGCAAGTATTGTTGCAGGAAAAACATATGGGTTTAGTAAAGAATCTAGAATTTATTCGATGAAGATTTCAGGCCTTGAAGGACCAGGAGATTCGGGTACAGGAACACCAGTATCAGATTGTTTTGATGTTATTAAAGAATGGCATAATAACAAACCTGTTGATCCGATTACAGGATATAAACGACCTACAATAGTAAATATGAGTTGGGGATTTCTTAGTGAAATATCAGGAAATCCTACAAGCGGAACTTATAGAGGAACAGGCTGGACCTGGGGCGTAGATTACACTGATAATACTGCTCTGTGGGCCGGGACAGGAATTGTAGTTCCGTTATCAGCTATAACAAGAAGTTTTCCTGCTAGAGTAGCATCAGTTGATACAGACGTAGAGGAACTTATTTCAGCTGGTGTACATGTCTTTATTGCATCAGGTAATGATTATTTTAAAGGTGATATAAGTGGAAGTATAGATTTCGATAACGAAGTTGTTTACGGGGCAACTGGTAGATATTATCATCGAGGTTCTAGTCCGCATTCGGACGATGCATTTATTGTTGGAAATATTGATATAAATGTTTTTGACGACGAAGGTGTATACAAAGATAGAACAGCATCATCTAGCAGCAAAGGATCTAGAGTAAACATCTGGGCACCTGGAACAAATATAGTTGCGGCAACTAGCACAATCAATAACAAAACAGATGCAGAATATCCATTGAATGAAAACTTTAGAATAGGTATTAATAGTGGTACAAGTTTTGCTGCACCTCAAGTTTGTGGCGTAGCAGGACTTCATCTTGAATCACAACCAGGATTAACACCAGCTCAACTTAAAACAAAAATAGAAGCAGATGCAAAACCGTTAATGTATGATACTGGCAGTAACAACGACTACTTAAATTTTTCTACATCTTTGTTAGGTGCTTCAACTAATATTTTATTTTCAAGATACGGAAGACAACCTGTAGAAGTAAACGGAACAAATCTTAAATTAGAGGGAATTTTCCCTAATTATACTCCGGCAGAAGTTCCAGCAGTACCAGTAGTAGAAGCAGATCCAGAATACAACAATGGTGCAATTATCAATGTTGTTGGCGATGGTAGTGACTTCTTTAAACGGGAAGTTACTGTAAATGGTGTAAGGATAATGGGTGCCGGCGCAGTTGGAGGACAAACAGCAGTTCCAGATGCGTGGTTAGAAAAAGTTGCTCGTATGTTTGAACTGTTTACAGATCCAAATGGCTCAGGCATTAATGGAACACTCCAAAGGGCGTTAATTAAAACACTTAGTGGTGACGCAGGAACATATCATGCAGGGGTACCAACAATACAAAGAGTAGCAAGAGGTGCTGGCTCAGACTATAGCACAAACTTTTTAACAGATGCTGGCATTATATTTTGGAATCTAACAGACTTGTTTGATACTACTGTACAAAACGATATGGTGTGGTATCTAAACTCAACAGGTGGAGCACCAGGCGATGGCGATCAAGATGCACAAGAAGTTATTGAACATGTATTCCACACAATACATATGCACGGATTACCTGCAGATGACATAAAATTATATCAGTTCTTAGCAGCTGATTGGAATACTGGCGATTTATATAATGCAATGGTAGAAGCATATGACGCAGGCAAGTGGGATCCATCAGGGTATAACAGTCCAGCAGATGCTTTCAAAACCGATCCTGATGCATTTGAAGTAGCCGCAAAAGAATACTTGTATCTACTTAACTTCTGTATGTTTGAGTATACAAGTCTATGGGAAGGTGGAAGTCTTGCGCCTGAATGGACAGACGATATGCGTACCCAAGCAGGTATTCAAACAAATAACCCATTAGGTTATGCTTTCCATAACACATACATTGCTCCGGTAATCAGTAAACCATCATTGGCAACAATTAGAAACATATTCCAAGACGGAGACGTAGGTGATCCAACAGTTGCAGGTCCATCAGGATATGTACCAGATTAATAAATACAGTAAGAGGTAAACAATGGCAATTAATTTTCCAGCAGACCCAAACAACGGTGATGCTTTTACAGAGGGCACTACAACTTGGCAGTACAATGGTACTGTTTGGAATATTGTAGGCGGCGCCGGCGGCATTGTAATACCTAATTCTTTTGGTACTATTGCTGTAGATGGACAAGATAGTGTAGTTGCAGATACTGCTTCCGGAACACTAACATTAGTTGCAGGATCTAACACAACTATTTCTACCAATGCAGATAATGATTCAGTAACAATTAGTTCATCAGTAGCAGGCGGTGGTGGTGAACCCAACCAAAATGCTTTTAAATATATCGCAGTTGCAGGTCAAACAACGGTTGAAGCAGATTTGGCAGAAGACACTCTAACACTTGTAGCTGGATCTAATATTACTCTTACTACAAATGCAGGTAGTGATAGCATTACAATTAACAGTACAGCAAGTGGCGGATCTTCTGCATTTCACGATTTAACTGATGTTCAAACAGCACAACTTGAAATACATGACATTTATGAACACTGTGCTGCAACTTATAGAGTTGATAATATTAGCACATCTGCTTATACATTCAACAGTCACTATACCGGAAACAATCCTACAATTTATGTACTATCAGGTACAACAGTAGCATTTGATTTGGACAATATTTCAGGACATCCATTTGAATTACAAGATAATACACTTGCTGCTTTAACTACTAACCTAGTTCATGTTAGCAGTACAGGCAATATAAGTTTAAATTCTGCAGCACAAGGAAAGTCAAGTGGCACATTGTATTGGAGAATACCTGAAAACATTACTAACAACACAAATTATGTATATCAATGTCAATCTCACTCAAGTATGTTTGGAACAATTACTATAAAAAGAATGTCAAATATATAATTACTTTATGTCTTTAATTAAATTTTCTAATTGATATCTAATATTTGTTAAATCTTTTAAATTTTCTTGTAGAATTGATGGCTGTATTTTTCCAGCATTTGCGGAATTATGGGTTTCGTCGATCATTTTAATTTGATATTTAAATTCGTCAACTAACTTTTGAAAATATGTTTTTCTTTTAGGATCTGTAACCTTTTCTACAGCTAAAGTAAAATTTTTTAAATCTTTTTTATATTTAAGAGAGTCTGAAATTTTCATTAATAACCTCCTTTATGAATTACTATAAATTTATCGTTGTCAAAATAACCATTATTAACCTCAGATAAACTACCTGGGGAAGTGCATTCTATAGCACATGGTACAAGAGGTTTTGCTGTAAACACAAATCCTTCTTTGGCTTCTTGTTGAAATAATTGCCCATTTGATGTATCTATCCATCTAAAAACAAATGATCCGTTATTTACAAACCAAGACTTTTCAGTTTTGTTATTAAACCAAAATTCTGTCTTAAAAGGTTTTTCAAAAACTAGTATTTTCCCGCCATAGGACTCTTGGGTAATCCATGTTATTTCATACCCATAATCAGTAGTGCTTACATTTTTATTTTCTTCCATTTTTATCCTACGTCTAAAAGAATATTTCCGCTAATTGACATGCGTATATCATTAGATTCGCTAAATGGGTATACACAATGAGTAAGTTTTGAAGGAAAAAATAAAAGTTCACCTTCATTTTCTTTACTTAAATTTATTGTTTTTATGCATTGGTTACCAATAATATTGGTATAAGTAAATTGAAAATTTCCTGCATATTTACTTTGCTTTATATCAGGCATTTTAATCCAAATGGTATAGCTATAAATTCCTTCATGTGTATGATTAGGAATAAATTGTCCTTGTTTTTGATGATTAATCCATTGATTATCTATTTTATAAGGTACATTGTTAGTTAATACTCCGATTCTACCTAATCCTGGAAAATCTTCTTCATATTTCATAACAATGTCTGCAATATATTTGTTTAATAATTGAGCAGTATCTTTTAATCTATAATGAATAGCCACTCCATCACCGGTTAGACCTGATTGAACATGTTCTCTGTCAGAACAGTTAATACATTCTTCTAACAACATTTGATATAGATCTTGCGGAATTTTTTCTCGATAAAATCCAAAATTTTCTAAATAGTTTTTCTGCATTTAAGTAATTAACTCGATTAATTTAAAAACTGTTTCTAATTTTGTTTGATTTGTTTTGTTTGTTAGTGTATTTCGTAACCCATGATGTAGTGGTTTCGGCCACTTAGTGAATGACACCCAAGAATAACCATCATGTTCGTCGTTTAACACAGGCAAAAATTCTTTATCCACAACACAAAGATATGTGTGAAATTGAAACTTACTATCATTAGAAATAAAAGTTTCTAAAGGTATAGTTTTTCTAATTTCAACTGAGCCAATTTCTTCTGTAATTTCTCTTTTTAAACTTTCCCAAGGCGTTTCTGCGCCTTCATTTGTGCCACCTACTAATCCCCAAAGGTTGTTTTGTTTACCTTTAGTTCTATGTAAAAACAAAAATCGGTTAGTATCAAGAGTGTAGAACAGAGCTCCACTACAAACAATCTTTTCCATACTAATAATTATGCTAGAATTTTAATCGCCAAGTGCCATTTGGATATTCACCTTCAAACGAAAGTATCCATTCTCCGCTGTCCCATTTATATTGTACACCTGTGTTAAGGTTAGTTGTATATGCTGTTCCGGAGTATTCGCTTGCATCAAATACAATAGTCCATTCAGTGCCCGACCATTCAACAATATCATTAGCACTAGCAATAAAATCAGTACCATCTGCGTTTTTCCAAGCATCGGCTCCGTCTTCATTAATTAAGTCTCCAATACTTTCATCTAATAAAAGTATACGAATGCCTTGTTGCTTTAAATTTACAGGACTTGTTTTAGTTGGATCAATAATATAGTGTATTTTATTAGCATCACCTAGTGAACTTGTAAACACAGTATCACTTGGTAGTGTATCAGCGTCCCAGTTTATAATAAGTTCAGAGTCATCTGTAGAATTAATTGCTACTGTACCACTTATTTCGGATGCTAGATCTTTTCTTTGCAATCTTAACTCAGTAATTCCACTCTCAAATGTTTCTGGAAATGCTTTTATATAAGCATCCCAAGATACACTGCCTACTACACCTTTTCTGATAATTTTCGCAGTTGTACCCATTACTAGTAGCTCATAATCCTTAAAAGTATTTGTAATTACAGTATCGGCATTTTCTTTAAACACACCACTATTATTATATTTTCTGTCAATTTCTCCGGTCGGAGTAATCGATACAGTTGTTTTAATGTCTGCGCTAGGAACACTATTATCAGCTCCTGCTTGCAGTTGCGGTCTACTTTCAGTAAGTTCAATAGTTCCTCTGCTTTCATCGTATATACTTTGTACAATAGAAGTAACAACACCCAAGCGTTTAACTTTACTAGGAGGACTAATATATATTGGTGTAGTGAATCCTAACTGTGCAACATCGATTTCGCTCTCTGTGCCCACTGGTATAGTTCTAGAACTAAATCCAATACTAGCTAAATTTACTACACTCAAACTAGTCCAGTCAACATAGTTATCTGTAGTTTGGATTTCTAAACTAGGATTAAACAACATTAATACTTGTTCCATTAACTGTAATTTCTGATCGGTATTAGTTGTCCATAAATCTACATTTACGCTAAGAGTATACGGTGTAGGCATCAATCTTTCTACTGTGTAATTTTTTCCTTCAGTGTTTAGATATTCTTTACCATCACTATCATACGCTCTTTCACGAATGTTAAGTTTATTAACATAACTACTATCTGCTAGCCTAGTAGTATCCATTTCAAGACCAGTAATATATACTGCCATGCGAGGCGCACTAGGTATTTTATTTTCTGAGTTGTCTCTCAGTATATGACCAACTTGACGAGTTATATCACCGTACATTACAGGAACTTCGACAATTTTTCCGTCGCCGTCTTTATAAGAAAAATTACTCATTAATCTTACAATTTGTGTAATATATCTGCGTATTTGCCCGTCATAGAAGTGTTGCATATTATCTACTCCATTTAATGGATATAAATTTAAAAATAGGAATAAAAATTAAACCAATGATACAGCCAAAGGCTGTTCCAAATGCTAAGTCCCAGCTTGCAGTAGTTGCTCCGCCCATAAAATCACTGACGGCATTACCAATGCCAGCTCCTATTACTGTTCCTATACCTTTTTGAAATGCTCGGGGTAAGTATTTTTCTATACTTAATCCTGTCATTGCGCCGAGGATCATTATGGCATTGTCTACTATGCCAAATATTATAAAATCTATCATTAATTGTCTGCCTTAGGTCTGAGTGCTTGTGAAAGACTTTGTCTTTCCTGCACAGTTTCTCCACCAATTTCGTCTGTATTTGTATTATTAACAAATGTACCTTTTTGATGGGTTCTTGTATTTGTGTTAGTCATTGTCATGCGCACACTATCTTCTTGTTTAACCCAGCGTGTGCCGTCATTTCTAAATAGTCTATTTGGCATAAAGTCTGTCCTTAAAAAGAAGTCGCCTTCAACACTGCCTGATGGAAATGTTATTCCATGTCCAAATGCTTCGCCGTTTCCTGGAATACCATCACCTAATAGATAACCTTGATATCCTTCTCGTGTAGGAGTTTGCATTACTCTATCAGCAAGTTCATTTTGAGTACTTGCATCTAATGAATTAGTGTCGACAGTAACAAGATCAACTTCACCATTTTCATCTGTTGCTAGTGTAAAGAAATGACTAGTATCATATCCTGATTTTGCAGCATCTACTTCGGCTTGTGCAACAACAGCATTGTTAATTTGCATTTCTTTTTCATATGTAGAAAGCAAATCTCGTAAAGTATTACCTCCCGGATTGTCCTCTTCAGCTGGTAAATCAAGTATTTCTTTAAACTCTTGTGAATCAACAATTTGTTTTAGTTTTACTCTGTATAAATGCGGATACCATGTAGGTGAAAATCCTTCAGCGGCTCTGTTAACATCTTCGACTACAAAAAATCTCTTTAATGCAACACTGTAATCATTTAATGCATATTCATCTTTGAGGTGTGGTAATTCAATTACATCACCTGCTATAATTTTTCTACCAAGAGTCTTTACAGAGCTTGTAATGTGTATTGTCATAAACAGTGTATCATTGGTTAAAAATAAACCAAATTGACTCATATTAAAGTCAATGTCTTGTACATTGTAAATTCCACGCATATTATAAATGTCTGGATCGTATTTTCGATCTCTGTTTTCCATAAACAACATATCTTGTATGTTAGTTTCTTTCACAGCATCATATTGAGGTTGATCAGCAGTCGCTGAATCACTATCAGGATTTTTAGGTCCTAAATATTTGTGTACAAAGACGTCTGTGCCACCTACTGTGAACATTTCATAGATGCGTTTGTCTATGAATTCATAATCTTTGCCTTTTTCTGGTTTATATAAACTAAGTCTTGGCATATACATATTTAGCGTAAGATAAATACTTGTGGAGAACTTTTCGTATGGCCACATTAAAAACTAAGAAACAAGAAGTATTTGACTATGTGTATCACATGCTTGGCGGTGGAATGGTTGATGTAGAACTTGATCCTACACACTATGAAACAGCATTAACTAAAGCACTAACAAGATTTAGACAAAGATCTGACAATTCGGTCGAGGAAAGTTATTTCTTTATGCCAACAGTTGTTGATCAAAACACTTATACATTGCCAAGTGAGATTGTTGAAGTAAGGAAAATTTTCCGTAGATCAATAGGATCGCGGTCCGGTGGAGGCGATGGTGGTACATTGTTTGAACCATTTAATTTAGCATACACAAATACATATTTGTTAGCAAGTTCTAATATGGGCGGACTTGCAACTTATGATTTCTTTAGCCAATACCAAGAATTAGTAGGAAGAATGTTTGGATCGTTTATTGAGTTTAAATGGAATACAACTACAAAACAATTAACTATCTTACAGCGTTCTCGTACAGAAGAAACACTTATGCTTTTATGCTATAACTATAGACCAGACGAACAGTTACTTGATGATTATCTTGCAAAACAATGGATAAAAGATTATACTGTTGCAGCCTGTAAAATGATGTTAGGCGAAGCGAGATCAAAATTTGCTACTATTGCTGGCCCACAAGGTGGTGGACAACTTAACGGTGATGCACTCAAAGCAGAAGCAGCAGCAGAGATGGAAAAATTAGAACAAGAAGTATCAACAGCAGTGTCTGGTGGCACTGGATATTACTTTACTATCGGATAAAAAACTCTTGACAAACAGTCCAGATCCTATTATAATATAAACAATATTGTAAAGGATCTCTTATGATTATAGGTATTTGCGGACTAATAGGTAGTGGTAAAGGCACGGTTGCCGATACACTGGTACAAGATTATGAATACACAAAAGTATCGTTTGCGGATAAACTTAAAGATGGTGTAGCAACTGTGTTTAGTTGGAATCGTGAGATGTTAGAAGGCGATACCGAAGAGTCTAGAGAATGGCGCGAAAAGAAAGACGAGTTTTGGTCTAAAGAAACTGGAAGAACTATTACTCCGAGACTAGTACTACAAGAATTTGGCACAGACTGTATGCGTAATGGTTTTGATGACAGTATATGGGTTAGTTTAGTAAAACAAGAATTAATAAAAAATCCTACAAAAAACTTTGTAATCCCAGATGTACGCTTTGAGAACGAAGCAAATATGATACAAAGTTTAGGTGGAAAAATCTGGCGTGTTAGAAGAGGTCCTGATCCTGTATGGTTTAGGATGTATGTTGATATTGGTGTTGAACCACAAGATGTTCACAAGTCAGAATGGGCTTGGGCTAATGTTTCATTTGACAAAGTTATAGATAATAATGGAACATTGTTAGAACTTAGAAGTCGGGTAAAAGGTCACCTTGCTTCCATTTAACACCTTCCTTTTGCATTATCCGTTGACAGTTAGCACACACAGTTTTTAAGTTACTCGGCCGACAATTGGTTAGATCTCCGTCTATATGGAATACATTAAATTGTTCTCTGTGTTTGCTAGTATAACTACATTTTTCACAGATATCTTTTTTCTCATATCCACTTAGCTTCCATTTAGGAATACCGTGACCGGTTCCGTTGCGTAAACAAGTTTCGCATTTCTTTCTATAATAAGTTTTGTCACCCTTGCGATAATTTATAGCCGCAGGACGCTGTCCGCACAAGCATAAAGGTCTCATATTGTATTTACCTCACCTTTTCGGTCCCTTTTCGACCTGGATTTTTACCACATTTTTAAAATTATATGCTAAATAATACTAACAACGAATGTCCACGATAGGAGAATAACAATGGCACTAGTATCACCCGGCGTACAGGTCAGCGTAATAGACGAAAGTTTCTATACCCCAGCTGAACCAGGTACAACACCAATGATTTTTGTTGCTTCGGCTTCAAATAAAACAAATGCTGCAGGAACAGGTACAGCACCTGGAACATTAGCAGCTAATGCAGGAACACCATACTTGCTTACATCTCAAAGAGATCTAGCAGATACATTTGGCGATCCGATTTTCAAAACAGATTCAAACAACAATGCAATACACGGCGGCGAGCTAAACGAATATGGTTTACAAGCGGCTTACTCATATCTAGGAGTAGCAAACAGAGCTTGGGTAGTTAGAGCAAATGTTGACCTAGCAGAACTAGATGCAACTTCAATTGCTCCTGCAGCTAATCCAGCAGACGGAACATATTGGTTAGATACATCAAACAGCTTGTGGGGTATACAAGAATGGAATGGTGCATCTGTATTAAACAGCGGTCAAGTCTTCACTAATAAAGTGCCTTATGTGATTACTGACTCAACAGAATTAACTAACACAGGTTCACTACTTACTAATGGTTATGCAGGTGAAATTCCGGTATCAAGTGTAGGTAGTGTTGGAACTTATGCAATCGTTGCAACAACAACATTGCTAAGAGTGTTTTATAGAAATAGTGCAGGTACTTGGGTACTTGTTGGTAGCGATCCGTGGACAAAGAGCTGGCCAACAATACAAGGTACTACTTCAAACCCAACTTTTGCAGGAACAGCAGCTATTATAATTAACGGAACTAGTGTAACAATTAATAGTTCAGATACAATAAGTGATGTTGTTAGCACAATACAAGGATTAAGTATTCCTGGAATTACAGCTGCAGCTGTTGACTTAAAATTAGAAATTTATAGTGACGGATCAAGCAGCGGAGCAGATGACAGTTCTTTGGGCGGTCCTATTGTAATTGCTGGAGACACTGATAGGCTTACAGAATTAGGAATTACAGCAGGTACATACTATCCACCAGCACTACAAATTGGTAAGCATACAAACATTCCAGAGTGGAAAAGTGGAGACACTATATCAAGACCATCTGGTAGTATTTGGTTAAAAACAACTACACCTAACTTAGGTGCAAACATTGTTGTTAAGAAGTGGAACAACAGCACAGAGCTTTGGGAAACTGTAAAAGCACCAATGTATAGTGATAATCAAACAGCATTATATGAATTAGATGCAACTAATGGTGGAACTAATCTACTAACAGGCGACCTTTATGCAGAAACTAATGTTGCTGGAGACGCACAACCACTTGCAACAATTAAACTACAGCGTAGAAGAGGCGTTGCTCCTACTACAATTACAGGTGGAAAAATTGTAATTGGTTCAATACCTTCGGGTTCAGCATCATTTACTGTACAAACTACAGACAATGGCAGTGCAGCTTTTGAAACAGCAGTGACAGTACAAGCAAACTATTCAGGCGCTGCAAGCGATGCTACAACAATGGCAGGCGCAATTAACGATGCAAACATTACTAATGTTACTGCAACAGTAAATGCACAAAACAAAGTTATTATCCAACATGCACTAGGTGGCGAAATCCGCTTTGTTGACACGGATGGCGCTTTACTTGCAGCTGGATTTACGCCATATGTAAGTCCAACAAGCGGTACACCAAATTTAATTTATGTACCAGGAACAACAAGTGCTACGAATCCTAAGCAATTCCAAGCAACACTTTGGTCACCAGTTAACGATCAAGGTAACGGATTCTTCACAGCAAGTGATAATCAAATTACTGCAACAACAGCAGATGGAAGACTTTGGTATAACTCAATTGTTGATGAAGTAGACATGCTAGTACACAACGGTAGCGAATGGGTAGGGTTACTATATGACGGAGCAAGCGGAGAAAGTTCTATAGCAAGTCCTTACTACGATGCAGACGATACAAAAACACCAGATCCAGAAGGACCACTTGTAGCTGCTACAACTCCAACAACACAAAGTGATGGAACAGCACTAGTAACAGGTGATCTTTGGATTGATACTTCGGACTTAGAAAACTATCCAAAACTTTATAAATTTAATGCAGCAAGAACTGATTTACCAATAGCTAACAGATGGTTCTTAGTAGACAGCGGCGACCAAACATCTGAAGAAGGAATTTTGTTTGCAGATGTTAGATATAACACAGCAGGTGCCAATAGTGCAACAGCAGGTGAAATTGCAGATCTACTAGCCAGCGATTATGTTGATCCTGACTGTCCAGATCCGGCACTATATCCAAAAGGTATGTTGTTATGGAATCTACGCAGAAGTGGATTTAATGTTAAGAAATATGTAAGAAATTACATTAATACTGCAACAGACAATGGTAGATACGGTGACGAGTCAATGGCAAGTTATCATGCTAACCGTTGGGTTACTGAATCAGGCAACCAAGAAAACGGTGCAGGTACATTTGGACGCAAAGCACAGCGTAAGGTAGTTGTACAAGCATTACAAGCACTAGTAAACAGTAATGAAGATATTAGAGATGATGAATCAAGACTGTTTAACTTAATGTCTTGCCCAGGTTATCCAGAATTAATTGGCGAAATGAAATCACTAAATTATGACAGAGGCTTAACAGCATTTGTGTTAGGTGATTCACCATTCAGACTACCAAGTGATGCTACTTCAATTAATAACTGGGCTACAAACCAATCATTAGCTCTTGAAGATAATGACGACGGACTTGTAACTACAGATCCATACTTAGGTGTTTACTATCCAAGTGGATTTACAAGTGATAACTTTGGCAATAATGTTGTTGTTCCTCCTTCACACATGATGATGAGAACAATAGCACTAAGCGACCAAGTTAGCTTTCCATGGTTTGCACCAGCAGGTACAAGACGCGGTGGAATCACAAACGCTAGTTCAACAGGATTTATTGACTCAGAAGGCGAATTTAAGTCAATAGCACTTAATGAAGGTCAAAGAGATACATTGTATGCAAATGCAGTTAATCCAATTACATTCATTACAGGTGCAGGCTTAGTAGCATTTGGGCAAAAGACCAGACAACTAGCAGCAAGCAGCTTAGACAGAATTAATGTTGCAAGACTTGTTATCTACTTAAGAAGCCAGCTTAACACACTTGCTAAACCATACTTGTTTGAACCAAATGATAAAATTACACGCGATGAAATCAAAGGCGCTGCAGAGAGCTTACTACTTGAGTTAGTAGGACAAAGAGCACTTTATGACTTCCTTGTAGTTTGTGATGAATCAAACAACACTCCAAGTAGAATTGATAGAAATGAGCTACACTTAGACATTGCTATTGAACCAGTTAAGGCAGTTGAATTTATTTACATTCCGCTAAGACTGAAAAATACTGGGGAAATAGCAGGACTGTAAAATTGCTAAATACATATAGATTAGGAGCAAATTAAATGGCAATATCAACACTATCAAAAATTACAGTGCCTTTGGCTAGCGGAGATTCTGCAAGCAACCAAGGCCTGTTGATGCCCAAACTACAATATCGTTTTAGGGTATCATTAGAAAACTTCGGTGTATCAACACCAACAACAGAACTAACAAAACAAGTTATTGATGTAGCTCGTCCAAATGTGTCATTTGAACAAATGACTATAGACATTTACAACTCGAGAGTTTATCTAGCAGGTAAACACAGTTGGGAACCAATTACACTTAACTTGCGTGAAGATGTTAACAACAATGTACAAAAACTTGTTGGCGAACAACTTCAGAAACAATTTGACTTTTATGAACAGTCAAGTGCAGCATCAGGACAAGATTATAAGTTCACAACTAGAATTGAAATCTTAGACGGTGGTAATGGTGCTAATACACCAACTGTACTAGAAACATTTGAATTATACGGCTGTTATGTTGAAAGTGCAAACTACAATCAGTTAGCATATTCTAACTCAACAGACCCAGTAAGTATTGCATTAAATATTAGATATGACAATGCTGTACAATCACCACAAGGTACAGGTATTGGTACTGCTATTGGCAGAACTACAAATACTCTAGTTACCGGCGGTGGTGCTTAAAAATAAAAAGAGTTCCTAATCTTTATAGGGGTACTTCAATAGTACCCCTTTTCTTTTATCTACCCAGTTAATTAATCTGATAAATATTAGTATGGCAAAGTTCACAGGATTTTTAGATAATTTAGCAAGCGGGGCGCTAGGCCCAAAAGGTAACCTTGGTGACTTTAGACACGCAAGTAAAACCTTTGTCACAGATGCTTTTAGATTAGCACCTAAGACAAAATTTCTCTATCATGTATTTTTTGAAATAAATGATTTACCGGCAAGCATATTACCTGAATTGAAACAACGACACACTAGAGAAATTGGATTACTTGTTAAGTCGGCAGATTTACCTAAGTACACTGCTACTGTTGATACTAAGAAAAAATACAATAGAATTAAAAATGTACAAACTAGTATTAGTTACCAACCTGTAGCAATTCAGTTTCATGATGACAATTTAGGTATAACATCTGCACTAATGGAAGCATATTATAGATACTATTTCGCAGATGGTAACTATGGTGCCTTACCCGAAGCATATAATAGACAAATTAGTGGTAATTCACCAGGTGATAACACTTATCAAGGAAAAGAATTAAACAAATACAGATATGGTTTAGATAACAATCAAAGCGAACCGTTTTTTAAATCAATACAAATTAGTCAATTAACTAGAAAAACTTATACAACATACACACTAGTTAATCCTACAATTTCAGATTGGGGTCATGACAGCGTTGACTCTGCCGATGGCGCAGGTACAATGTCAAATAATATGACAGTACAGTATGAAGCAGTATGGTATGACAGAGGGAGTGTTAGTGCAGATAATCCTAAAGGATTTGCAGATCCTTCGCACTATGATACAACACCTAGTCCTGCTAGTTTATTAGGTGGCGGATCACTTGGCGTCGGCGGCGCTATCGGTGCTGGCATAAGTTTATATGACTTTATTACAAATGATGGTTCATTTAGTAGTCCTCTAGAAGCAGGTTTAGCAGCGGCAAATCTAATTAGCAATGTGAGAAATTTAAGTAGTGAAGGTATTAGAGCTGAAGGATTTAGTTTATTAAAAGGCGCAATTGGTGCAGCAGCTGGTACAGATGTTAGCGGTGTAGCAAACACATTTTTTCCTAAAAATGGAGGCTCGGGCGGAGCAAAAGACTTAGTATTAGCTACAGCGGCTGTTACTGGGTTATCTGCATTAGCAAAAGCTGCAAACAACACTGAGGCAGCTAAAGATAGTGCTGCTAGAATTGCAAACAATAAAGCATACCAAAATGCAGGAGGTACCGGAGGGGTAAACGGAAATACTGCAAACTACAATAGTTTATCTGCCAGCGCAAAAGCAGCATTAAAAGGATCTACATAATGTCAAGTCTACCAAAAGCACCTGCAACTTCAGAAAAACAAACAACTGAATTTTTCAACAAATACTTTACAAAAAAATTAAGTTTTCCAAGTAACCAAGTCGATGCTGTTGTTGGGTTTTTTACAAAAAGAGGTTTTGATCAAACAGCAGCAATTAGTACATCAACTATACTACTAGAACAAGCAAAAATTGATAATGTAAATGTTTTTCAACTGTTAGATACATTAAAAGGACTTAATGAAATACAGCTTAGTTCAGTTGTTGCAGAAGTTTTAAATTACAACAGAGATTCAACTTCTAGTTTAGGTTTTAAAAGAACAGAAACTGTAGAAAAATTAGAAAAACGCAATATAGTGGTGTAACATGGCACACTTTGCGCAAGGAAAGTTCAAACTTAAACAACCTCAAAAATATGTAGGACGCAAAACACCAACTTATAGATCAAGTTGGGAGTTTGCATTTATGAGATTTTGTGACGAGCATCCCAATGTAGCACAGTGGGCGAGCGAAGCAGTAAAAATACCTTATCGAAATCCATTAACTGGAAAACATACAATTTATGTTCCTGATTTCTTTGTTGCTTATGTCGATCGCAATGGCAAACAAAGAGTAGAAGTTATCGAAGTTAAACCAGCTAATCAAACTATTAGAGAAAAAGTTGGTCGTAGCAAGCATAATCAAGCACATTATATTTTAAATCAGGCTAAATGGGAAGCTGCAAGAGCGTGGTGTAAACAACAAGGACTTTATTTCCGTGTTGTAAATGAAACAGATATTTTTCACCAAGGCCGCCGATAGAATAAATAAAATAGCAGTTAATGGCGAGAAATAATGACTAAAAAATTAGAAGAATTATTAAACCTACCCGATTCTAAAGAAATAATTCAAGAGTCGAAAAATAATGACAAAGTTCAACAAGCAGTTGTTGAACAACGAGACACTGTGCGCAGTATTGAAGAACTAGATAAAATTAGTGCTGCATTACCACAAGTAAAGGGTTTAGGTGAATTAGCAGATAAAGAATTAAATGAAGTTGCTGATAAGGCAATGCAAGCATACGAAGATCTAATGGATTTAGGAATGAATGTCGAAAGCCGTTATAGTGGTAGAGTATTCGAAGTTGCTGGCAATATGCTAAAAACTAACCTAGACGCTAAAGTTGCTAAATTAGATAAAAAACTTAAGATGGTCGACTTACAACTTAAAAAAGAAAAAATGGACAAGGACGGCGGCATTGAAGGAGATGTAGTACAAGGCGAAGGATATGTAGTTACAGATCGCAATAGTCTGCTAGAAAAACTTAAGAATATGGATAAATAACATATAATAGGATCGTTACAATGAAAACATTTGCACAATTTTTAACAGAGTCTAAAAAGACTTACAAATTTAAGGTTAGAGTAGCTGGTGAAGTACCAGAACACTTTACAGACAGGCTTGAATCAGCAATGACAAAATATGATATTGTTGGTATAAGTACCGGAAAGAAAACACCAATAACAGAAAAACCATTAGATTTTCCACAGTTAAGCAACTGTGAAGTAACACATTTCGATGTTGAAGTAAACTATCCTGTAACTGCATTTGTATTAGAACAATATCTTGTAACTGAAACTGGAGTAGGACATAGCCATATTATTGTGCGTGGCGAAGGCGATCCTGTAGAAGAATATCAGCAAGATACAAAAGAAGAACAGCCATACGAATCCTTACTAAACACAGAAGACATGGGCGGCGATAGCGGCCAAGATAGTGTCGGTGAAAACAGAACAATGGATCTTTTAAAAGAGCTTGAAACTGCTCGTAAAGAAAGAGCTATTGATCCTGTTGAAGGTATTAAACCTGGTGAGTCAAAAGACATTGGCGATACACAAAACAACAAGAGCCCGATAGGAAGTTAACCATGAACGATATTAGATCCATTTTAAACTTATTAGAAAGAAAAGCATATACTATACAATCAAATGGTAGTATGGTTAATGTTAATGTTGATCGAAGCCAACCGAAAATCCAAATAAAAAATAAAGACGGTGAAGTTTTTGATTTGCATGGTAAAAGCGAAGACGAATTAAAAAAATATATTGCTAATAAAAATGGTTGGGAAGTTTTTGAAAAGGGCAAAGGCGAAGCATCCAAAGGCGGCAACGAGAAACTTGACGCTATAGTAGCAAAATATGCAAAGCCTGGAATGAGTTTAGACGATGTAGCAAAAATGGAGAGCGAAGCTGGTAGCAGAACAGATAGTGCGTATGTGCTTGCTCATGCAGCTCGTACACTGGGATTAGACGGCCTTTATAGAGCTAATGGCAAAGGATTTTGTTACTTAGAAGGTAAGGAAGTAAAAACAGCAGGTGGCGCTAATAGACAGCAAATGGAAGACATTGCTGAAGCAGGCTTATTACCACAAAGCAAAGTTGAACAAGCAGAAAAAGTTGCTGAAAAATACAAAGAGTCAGATCCAGAAAAATCAGCTAGATTTCAAAAAGTAGCTGATAAAGCAAAGGGCGAAGATCCTGCAGGTGCTAAAAAAGATCCAGCTACTAATCAAAAATTAGAAGATGCTAAAAAGAAGTATGCAAGATTTATGGAACTGCTTACAAAAGCAATGGAAGATGCAAAATCAGGAAAACCAGGGGACACAGGACCTAATGAATCTTGGCAAGCAAGAAGTTATGCAGATCAATTATTAGCAGAAGCTCTTGCTGCAGACGAATTAGAAGAACTAGAACAACTTTACAAAGAACTTAATGCAATAGCAGACGGCGAACCATTTGGAGATGATCTAGATGATCAAATCTCAGATGCTATCAACAGATATGACATGTGGAAAGCAGGTAATGCTGATCAAGCAAAACAAGATGATGCACAAGATAATCAAGCAGATGCAGCAGTTGATTATTCAAGTGATGAACAAATTAAAAAAGCAGTAGATGATGTTGAAGCATGGATTGCTAATGACATGCCTAAAGAACTAGAGTCAAAGCAGGCTAAAGGGTTACTAAAAGCAACCAACAGAGGTAAAGTAAAATCAGCATCGGCAGCAGCAGTGCAAACTGTTTTGATGCGTATTGGAACTGCTAATAACAACGCAGATTTAAAGAAAATTAAAGCAGACGGATTTTATGGACCAGCAACAGTTGCAGGTGTAAAAAGAGCGCAAGAAATTGCAGGTATTAAAGTAGACGGTGATGCAGGTGCAGATACAGCTGCAGAGTTACTTAGTTATTCAAAAAATCCACAAGGTGCTATTGATGATGCTATGAAGTCCGACTTTGCAAGAATTGAAGAACTACTTGCAAAAAGTGCAGAAGAAGATCCAGCAGGCGCAAATAAAGAAGCGGGAAATACAGAATCACAAAAACAAAACTGGGGCAATACAGCATTTGATAACTACGCAAAAGATGTTGCTAAAAATGCTGGCATACAAGTACAAAGTAAACAGTTTGATATGAGATCTATGCTCGAAACACTTTCAAGATTAGACGAAGCTCTTTCAGCAGATGAATATAAAGAACTAAGACAACTCTTAGACAAGCACAGAGACAAAATTAACGATCCCGAAGTTGGACCAGCATATGCACAGTATAAAGATCTATTTGATAAAGCCGATGCTGTTCCAGATCCAGAAGATCCAGCAGGTGCTAAACAAAATAATGATACTGCTCCTCCACCACCTGAAGAAGTTAATAATCATGAAGAAGTGGCTAGAGCATTAAAAGCTGCTGGACATACAATGTTTGGTACAGATGAAGAAAAAATCTATAGATATTTAGAAAAACTAAAAGATCCTAACAGTTATCAAAAAGTTGTTGCTATCTATAAAAAACTTTATAATAGAGATTTAACAGCAGACTTACAAGCAGAAATGAGTGGTTCTGAGCTAGAGGAACTAAATCAAATTCTAGGTAAACTAGGAGTTGGTCCAAACGCTGGCGGCGGACAAGGCAAAGTTAACTCAGCAGGAATATTTGCCATTCCAGATGCAAGTCGCGCCGATCTAAAACTAGATGATCAAAAGCCTAAGTTTGCAAATACAAAACTAACACCAAATGGTGCTGCATTTTACATTTATCATGACAGTGCAGGAAAGACAAGTGGACCTACAATAAAAGTAGACAGTCCAGAAGGTCAAAAACTTACTAAAATGATTCAAGACGCTGGAGGAAAAATTATTAATCCGGCTGCTGAAGATCCTGCAGGTGCTAAAAAAGAAGTACCTAAACCACAAGGTATGGATCCTAATAAACTAGCTAATCCTAAAAATGCAAGAGGCCAACCAGTTAGAGGCACTATTAAGCCAGGAGCTGCTAGTGCTGGAACTGTAAACACAGCAATAACACAAAGCAAGGACTATGGAATGAAAAAAGCAATGAACGAAGCTGCATCAATGAATATATCAATGAGCGGTGATAACGCAGGCGAAGTAGGCGATCTATTAAAAATTCTTAAAAATGCAGGTATGGAAAATGCAGCACCAGTTGGTGCAATTGACATGCCAATGGATACTGAAATGCCAGCAGAACCACAAGGTCCAATGCCGTGTGCTACATGCGGTGGAGATCACGATGCTGATTCACCATGCGGAGGAGGAGAAGGTTGGGATAATTCACCAGATGAAGATCACGGTGAACTAAGTGATATTATCAAACTATCAGGCGGCCCTAACTCAAACAAAAACCCAGGTGATATTAGAATCAAAGATCCATCACCATATGAAGATGTGGAAGAAGATGGCTGGGACAATTCACCAGACGAAGAATACAAAGATGATGACTACATGTATCAGTCAGGTGGAATACACAAAAAGAAAAAAGCCTATGCTAAAGCACAAGACGGTGACAATGCAATGGCAGTAGAATCTATTAAAGATAGATTGTACGCTGAACTAGCTGCAAAAACATCAAAGTAATTTATAATCAATAGGGCCTTAGGGCCCTATTTTTTTGGTTAAATACTAGCATGAAGAGTTTAGACGGCGTCCTTACCAAAAAAGCCAATCAGCGAGAAACCTACACTGAAGAACAAATTAATGATTTGATGCAGTGTATGCATCCTGACACGGGCTATCTGTACTTTGCACAAAAGTTTGCGTTTATTCAACACCCAACCAAAGGTAAGTTGTTGTTTGATCCTTTCACATATCAAGAACGACTGTTAAAAAGTTATCATAATTATAGATTTAACATAAACATGTTACCACGTCAAACAGGTAAGACTACTTGTGCGGCAATATATTTGTTGTGGTATGCAATGTTTAATCCAGATCAAACTGTGCTTATTGCGGCTCACAAATACACAGGTGCACAAGAAATTATGCAACGAGTAAGATATGCATATGAACTGTGTCCTGATCATATTAGAGCTGGTGTTGTTAACTACAACAAAGGCAGTATGGAATTTGAAAACGGCAGTAGAATAGTAAGTGCAACAACAACAGGCAATACAGGAAGAGGTATGTCTATATCATTGCTATACTGTGATGAGTTTGCATTTGTAAGTCCCACTATCGCCGAAGAGTTTTGGACTAGTATTTCGCCTACACTAGCAACAGGTGGTCGTGCTATTATTACTAGCACACCAAACTCAGACGAAGACACATTTGCTATTATCTGGAAAGAGGCAGAAAAGAAATTTGACGAACATGGAAACGAACAAGATCTAGGAGTTAACGGTTTCCATTCTTTTACATGTCACTGGAGCGAACATCCTGACAGAGACGATGAATGGAAAACAGAAGAAATTGGCCGTATTGGCGAAGAAAAATTCCGTCGTGAATACGAATGTGAATTCTTAATATTTGATGAAACCTTAATTAATAGTATAAAACTTTCAACTCTTGAACCAACTACGCCTATGATGAATATGGGTCAAACAAGATGGTTTAAAAAATTAAGCAAGAATTTAACATATGTAATAGCACTTGATCCTAGTATGGGTACCGGTGGTGATTATGCAGCTATACAAGTATTTGAACTTCCTAGTTATACACAAGTTGCAGAATGGCGGCATAACACTACTCCTATTACAGGACAAATTAGAGTGTTAAAAGACATACTTGACCATATAGAAACAGAAACAAGTAATCCACAAGGTATATATTGGAGCGTAGAAAACAACTCAATTGGTGAAGCATGTTTAATTGTTATAAATGATTTTGGTGAAGAAAATCTTCCAGGATTGTTTGTTAGTGAACCTATGCGTAAAGGACATGTACGCAAATTCCGCAAAGGGTTTAATACAACTCACAGCACAAAAATTAGTGCTTGTAGTAGAATGAAAACAATGATAGAAAACGACAAGATGTTAATACATTCAGGTGCTTTAATAAGCGAGCTTAAAGGATTTGTTGCAACAGGCTCTACATATAAAGCAAAAGTGGGCGAAACAGATGACCTAATTAGTGCATTATTACTTGTGATACGAATAATGAGTGTACTAAAAGATTGGGATCCAAGAGTATATAATACATTTAAAAGTATGGAAAACGAAGAAGACTATGAGCCGCCAATGCCCATCTTCATATCGACTAACTATTGATAAATATTAATATGAAAAACTTAGAACTCATCGGCGAAGAATTGTTTAATAAAATTAGAGGACGCTTTCCAAGTGTTACAATCGGCACGGCAGAAGGTATAGTTACTAATGTACCTAAAGAAGCTAGATTTTTTGATTTTGATTTTAAAGAAGGTCAAAAAAATCTAGGCAAAGTTAGTATTAGTGTTGATGAAAAAAGTTTAAATGTTATGTACAGTAATAACTTTATTGAAGGTCAAGATAAATTTACAAAAGAAAAATGGTATGGATTTCTAAAAGAACTGCGTTATTTTGCTAAGAAAAGATTATTAAATTTTGACACAAGAGACATAACAAAGTCAAATCTCAACCGCAGAGATTACAAATTTTTAGCAAGCACATCCGGAGAACAAAACATGAGCGAATCAAAAATGTATGGAACAAGCAAAACAAGTTACCAAGATTTAGGTACTGCTAGACTAGCACTTAAACATAATAAACCAATTAATCAAGAGTTAGCAGCTGGCCGAACACAACACATTGAAGCAATTTATATTGAAAGTTCTGAAGGAGAAAGATTTAAATATCCATACAGACATTTAAATGGTGCAAGAGCAATGGCTCGTCATGTAAGCGAAGGCGGAAATGCTTATGATGATTTCGGAAAGCACATTGTTTCACTTTCGGAAGAACTTGCTAAATTGCGTAAGTTTAAAAATTACATGGGTCGCTCAAGTGTAATGGCTGAAAGTTTATCAGAATATATGGATGCAGTATACGAAAGAATTGAAGCGGTTAAAAAGACTGTAGAAGGACTGCAAAAAGAGTCTTATTATAAAGAAGCAGTTGCATCATACGAACAGCCTGTATTGGAAGAAGTTCCAGAAGATATAGCAAGTAATTGGATTGACCAATTAACTATTAAACAGTTTAACGAAGAATTAAAAGATGTGTTTCCGTATATCTATAAGTTAGTAAACGAAAAGACCAAAGCAAAAGAACTTGGTCCTGAGGATTTGCTAGGCGAAAGTCATTATCCACACAAAGATAATTTCCAAGAATTATATGGCATTGATGATATTGCTTTATATAAAGAAATGGCCGACGATGCACAAGACATGGAAATGCACGAGTTTCATGATACATACAGTAGTGTAATTGACATGGCTGACGAGTTTTGGGAAGATCATCAAGACGAAGACAATGATGACGGACAGCCAAGTTCATACGATGAATATCAAGACCTATACGGTGGAGATGATAATCCAGCAGACTACATGGACTTTGAAAGTTTTGAAAACTGGGCAGACGATGTTGTTGAAAATGGATTAGAAAATGCACCAGTTGAAGAAATGCATGACGATCCAGAATACAAGGGTTGGTTAAAAATTTACACAAAGAATCCTGATGCAGCAGAAACACATCCTAAGCATGAAGAATTTTTAAAATATTACCAATCACAAGAAAAAGAAGATAATATAGATATTGCTATTGATCCTAGCGGAGCAATCAGCAAGGCAGAAGAAAAGCCTCAAGTTCCTGTAACTGAGTTTGTGCTTTCACTGTTTGACAGAGAAACAGGACAGTTTCCAAAAGGTGAAACAGCAGTACTAACAGCAGTAGAAAAAGATTACGGCGAACAGTATATCAATGGCGCAAAAGAATTTATTGAGGCAATAAAACACAAGTTTGAAGAACACTCAATGAGGCAAGAAGCAAGTGACGAACACGATGCTGAAATGACCAAAATGAGAGAATTAGCTGGTTTATCCATTTAATTCAAAAATTTAGTAGAAAACACTTGACTTCTACTAAATAGTATTGTATAGTATATATTGTGCTATACAAAACAAAGGCACAATGCAATAGGCAACATATAAAGGAGGCATAACTATGGCATCATTAGCAGAAATCAGAGCAAAGCTCAAAGAACAAGAATCACGCACAGGCGGCGGTTCTAACACAGGTGGCGACAACGCAATTTACCCATTTTGGAATATGAAAGAAGGCGAAACTTCAACGCTTCGTTTCTTGCCAGATGGCGACGAATCAAACACTTTCTTTTGGAAAGAGCGTTTGATGATCAAACTTCCATTTGCTGGAATTAAAGGCGAGACAGACTCTCGTCCAGTACAAGTACAAATTCCATGTATGGAAATGTATGGCGAAACCTGTGAAATCCTAAATGAAGTACGAGGTTGGTTTAAAGACACAAGTCTTGAAGACATGGGTCGTAAATATTGGAAGAAGCGTTCATATATCTTCCAAGGCTTTGTTGTAGATAATCCACTTGGTGAAGATACAACACCTGAAAATCCAATCCGTAGATTTATTATTGGTCCACAAATTTTCCAAATTATTAAAGCGGCACTAATGGATCCAGACATGGAAGAATTGCCAACAGATTATACTGCTGGTGTAGACTTCCGTCTTGCTAAAACAAGCAAAGGTGGTTATGCAGACTACTCAACATCAAACTGGGCTCGTAGAGAGCGTCCATTAACTGATGCAGAGATGAATGCAGTTAACACACACGGGTTGTTTAATATGTCAGACTTCCTTCCGAAAAAGCCAGGCGAAGTAGAGCTTAAGGTAATGAAAGAGATGTTTGAAGCATCTGTTGATGGCGAGGCTTACGATGCAGAGCGTTTTGGCCAGTATTTCCGTCCAGCGGGAATGGCAGCTAGAACAGGTGATCCTAATGTATCATCTACAAACGGTACAGCAACATCGAGAACGCAAGAAACTGCCCCAGTAGCAGACGCAACACCAACTGCTCCAGTAGCAGAAACAGTAGCAGAAACTGCTCCAGCGGCACCTGCAACTGAACCTGCATCAGCAGACGGTAATGCAAGTGACATTCTTGCAATGATCCGTTCAAGACAAGCAAACTAAAATACGCCCCGGGCCTCTGCAACACAATGTTGTATGCCCGGTTTTTAACAAGGAGAAACCATGGCTAAATCATTTGATGTTAGTAAGTTCCGTAAGGACCTAACAAAATCTATCACAGGTATGAGTTCTGGCTTTAATGATCCTACTGATTGGATCAGCACAGGCTCGTATGCACTAAACTATCTTATTAGCGGCGACTTTAATAAAGGTGTTCCGCTAGGTAAAGTTACAGTGTTTGCAGGAGAATCAGGCGCAGGCAAAAGTTATTTTTGTTCTGGTAATATTGTAAAACACGCACAGGATCAAGGTATCTTTGTAGTACTAATTGACTCAGAGAACGCACTTGACGAATCATGGCTACAAGCATTAGATGTAGACACAAGCGAAGAAAAACTACTTAAACTTAATATGTCAATGATTGATGATGTAGCAAAAACTATTTCAACATTTATGACAGACTATAAAGCAATGAACGAAGAAGATCGTCCTAAGGTGTTGTTTGTTGTTGATAGTTTAGGTATGTTGTTAACACCCACTGACATGGATCAGTTTCAAAAGGGTGATATGAAAGGTGATATGGGTCGTAAGCCTAAGCAATTAACTGCACTTGTTCGTAACACAGTTAACATGATTGGTAGTTACAATGTAGGACTTGTATGTACTAACCATACATATGCATCGCAAGATATGTTTGATCCAGATGACAAGATCTCAGGTGGTCAAGGCTTTATCTATGCATCATCTATTGTAGTTGCAATGAAAAAGTTGAAACTAAAAGAAGACGCTGATGGTAATAAGATCAGTCAAGTTATGGGTATTCGTGCAGGCTGTAAAGTAATGAAGACTCGCTATGCAAAACCGTTTGAAGGTGTGCAAGTAAAGATTCCATACGAAACAGGTATGAATCCTTATAGCGGATTAGTAGAGTTATTTGAAGCAAAAGGTTTAATTGAAAAAAGCGGAAACCGTTTGAAGTATGTTACAACTGATGGTGAAGAACTACTAGACTATCGTAAAAATTGGAATGGCGAATTGCTCGATAAGGTTATGTCAGATTATCTTCTAAAAGAAGCATCTGTGGTAAATACCTCAGAAGTTGTAGAAGAAACAACTGATAACCCAATCGAGGAGCCTGTTAATGGATGAAGCACAAATAGTTGACATTTGGATGTTATTTAAAGAAAATATTGATAAGAAAACTATAGATATAGTTGCAGAACGCTACATAGAAATATGTGCCGACTACGGAGCATCTGACGAAGCATTTACAAATGCACTAGGAAATGATACTGAGTTAGATGATGCAATCTCTTATTATTTAGATATTGATAACGACCCAGATGAAGACGCTGTTGATGAATGGGAAGACTAAATGGGTTGGTATAGCGAAGTAAGTCGTAATGTATCTAAAATACCAGATGCTGTAGCACACTTTGAAAGCGAACTTACAGAAGCCCGTATGGAAGTTAAATTAAAAGGTAATGTTGAACGAGCCGCGGCAGAAATGCCCGGTATCGTTGAACATCGGTTTAATCAGCTTCAAGAAATTGAAGCAATACTTTATTATCTTAATATCGAATTACGGCGACTAAGAAGTTCGTATTTTAAGAAGTATCTTGAAAATTATCAAAGAGCTTTATCAAGTCGTGACGTAGAAAAATATGTAGACGGTGAAGCAGATGTAGTTGATTATGAAAAAATTATCAACGAGTTTGCTCTCCTGCGAAATAAATGGTTAGGACTCTTAAAAGGTCTTGATCAGAAGCAATGGCAGATAACTAATGTAGTAAAGCTGAGAGTCGCAGGAATGGAAGATGCCACGCTATAATATATTAGTTGGATGTGATCAAACTTATTATGATGATTGGGCTATACATTTAGTCCGCAGTATTAAGTATTTTAATCCTTGGATAACCTGTCATGTCCATGTTGTAAATCCCACACACATTGAAAAAGTTGACGGTGTAGAGTATACTTCGGAGCAACGAGAATTTCCTAATGACACAGTAAAAATAGGATATCTTCAAAGTGTAAGATTTTTAAAAGTTGCTGAAAAGTTTAGTGACAAAGATATGGTTATGACACTTGATGCTGATACTATTTGCACAAGAAAAACTACACCTAGCAAGTTTGAAGAAGTTGCAAAGCGTATAACAGTATTAAGACATTTAAAAGACAAACATTGGTTAGCAGGATTAGTAACATACGGTGAGCCAGGTTTTAGAAAAGAATTTTCTGACATGTTATTAGCTAAACCTATCGAACAATGGGCACCTTTTCATGACCAAAATGTATTATACGAACTTAGCAAAAAATATACATTTCACGAACAGCCGCCTAGATTATATTGGATGAGTATAGGTAAAAATGGTAATCAAAGTGTGTTTCTTACTTTAAAGGGTAAGCAAAAAGAGAAAGATAAGTATCTTAACACATATAAAAAATTTATAGTAAGGAATATTTAATGTTAGAAGAACATCTAGGAGGTCACAACGGCCTAACGCATTTAGACGAAGGTGCGTTAGATTGGCTGAAAAATTTAGGACATAAGAGTTTTTTAGATATCGGTTGCGGTCCAGGTGGCATGGTGCAACTAGCAGAACAAAAAGGATTTAATGTTTTAGGCATCGACGGTGACTATACGCTAGATAGATATAATACAAATAATTTTTTAATACACGATTTTACAACAGGTCCTGCACCAGTAGATAAAATATTTGATATAGGATGGAGCGTTGAATTTGTTGAACATGTATACGAAGAATATATTCCAAATTATGTACAAGCAATGCAAAAATGTAAAAATGTAATTATGACTCATGCAGTAGTAGGACAAACAGGATATCATCATGTAAACTGTCAAGATCCTCCTTATTGGATCAACACTATGAAGCAGTATGGTTTTAGATTCGATCAAACTCTAACAAACCAATTGCGTAGAGTTTCTACAATGGGTAAAAAGAAGAAACACAGATTCTTGGAAAAAACAGGAATGTATTTTGTAAATGAAAAACTCTGAACCTTTAATCGTTGCTATAAAACCTGCATATAGAAATCATCCTATCGTCGGCGGCCCTAATATTAAGTTGGCTGAATGGGAAGATAAAGATCTTATCAATAGCGCAGACATATTTTTACAAAGTAATATACTAGAACAAAAGCGTCAAAAAAAACTAGGACATATTTACGAATTTATCCGCTATAGCGGCAAACCTTATATATGTGCCGAGTCAGCCGTGTTTCGTCGAAATATGCCAAACTATCCAAATCCAAAAGCGTATCATCGATTTAGTTGGTGGAGTTATTTTCATGACGAAGGAGAATACAATGCAGAAAATTGTCCTCGTGATAGATGGGATAAAGTACAGTCAGAACAACACATAGAAATTAAAGATTGGCAACAACCGGGATCTGCTATCTTATTACTATTACAAAGGCCTGGCGATAGTAGTTTAAAAAATCTATTGAAAAAACATGGTACTTATGATGCATTCCTAGTTAACACTCTTAAAGAAATACGCAAGTATACAGATAGAAAAATTATTGTACGCTTACATCCAGCTAGAGTAGAACGCCAAATGGAAATTATTAATCGTTGTAGTATTAGTAATTTTGAAATAAGTCAAAATAATTCAGGTGCAGGATTGTTAAATGGTGGCGAAGGATTGTATGAAGATTTTAAAAAAGCCTGGGCTGTAGTAGGATTTAACACTAATGCACTCACCGAAAGCGCATGTGAAGGATTACCTACATTTAGTTTATGTCCTAGCTCAATGGCTTGGCCTGTAAGTAATAAATCATTATCTACTCTAGAAAAACCAGAACTGTTTGACCGGCAACAATGGCTTAACAATCTTGCATATTGTCAATGGCGAACAGACGAAATAGAACAAGGTCTACCTTGGCAACACTTAAAACCAATGTATCCAAATAAATTAATCAATCCTTATTGTTAGAATAAACTGCGTATATAAATATATACATGAAAAACATTGTTCTAGTTACAGGAGGCTTTGATCCAATACACAGCGGTCATATAGCTTTCTTTAAAGCTGCAAAAGCTCTTGGCAACACACTAGTTGTTGGCCTTAACTCTGATGAATGGTTGACTCGTAAAAAGGGTAGACCGTTCATGCCCTTTCAAGAAAGACTTGAAATAATAAAAAATTTAAAAATGGTTGACCAAGTCATTAGTTTTGATGATGCCGATGACACAGCATGTGGTGCTATATATAAACTACTAGCAACAAATGCTAGTGGTACTAAGATTATCTTTGCCAATGGCGGAGATAGAACAAACAGTACAACGCCCGAATACGATACATACGGATCAACACCGTGGGTAGAATTTGCTTTCGGTGTTGGCGGTGATGATAAGAAAAATTCAAGTAGTTGGATATTAGAAGAGTGGAAACAACCTAAAACACACCGAACATGGGGATACTATAGAGTATTACACGAAAATGGTCCGACAGTAAAAGTAAAAGAACTTACAGTTGATCCAGGAAAAACTTTAAGTATGCAGAGACACGAACAAAGGGCAGAACACTGGTTTGTGTCAGAAGGCACTGCGTCTGTATATACTATAGATAGTGCTTCTACAGACTACGAATTAAGAGGTAAGTATACGCTACATCAATCTTTACATATAGACACTAGAGAATGGCATATGCTTGCAAATGAAACTAACAAGCCGTTAAAAATTGTTGAAATACAATACGGTGAAAATTGTGTGGAGGAAGACATTGAAAGACGGCGTAATTAGAGTTTTTATCGGATACGACAGTCGAGAAGAGCTTGCATATCAAGTTTGTAGACAGAGTATTCTTGATACGGCCAAGTATCCTAATAGTATTGAAATATATCCTATCAAACAAAACGAAATGCGTGATAGAGGACTGTATTGGAGAGATGTAGATAAACTTGCCTCTACTGAATTTACCTTTACTAGATTTCTTGTTCCTGAACTTTGTGAATTTAGAGGTTGGGCATTATTTATTGACTGTGACTTTCTGTTTAAAAAAGACGTAAGGAATCTTTGGAAAGTAATTGAAGAATCTATAGAAAATAAAAAGAATTATGCAGTAATGTGCGTACAACATGACTATACACCTAAATCTATGACTAAGATGGACGGACAAGAGCAGACAGTATATCCTAGGAAAAATTGGAGCTCATGCATGTTGTTTAACTGTGAGCATCCTAAGAATAGAAAATTAACAAAAGACTTTATTAATAATCCCGACATTGACGGTAAATTTTTACATAGGTTTAGTTGGTTAGAAGATCGAGATATAGGCCGTTTAAGTCATGAATGGAATTGGTTAGTAGGTTATTATCAAGAAGATGATAAAACTGTTCCTGCTGCAATACACTACACCGATGGCGGACCGTGGTTTAAAAGTTATAGATTATGTGAATATGCAGCTGACTGGTACCTAGCAGAAAAAAGTTATCTTGCAAATAAAGCAGCAAACGCTAAACATAAACTAACTCCAAACACTTGGAAAGTTAATGACGATAAACAAGAAATATTAAAGTCGGTATTAAATTACCTAGTAGATCCTGAAGCTAAGTATTATGAAGGAAATACTTGGGAATCGATTACAGAAAGAGTAAAAGGTCACATGGGAAAAATAATAGCAATTGACACAAGCGAAGTAAACTTTGAAAGAAAAGGACACAGGTATGATCCTATTTTAGAAAACTTTGCAATGGGTAGTAATGGTGTAGTAAGTTCATATGCAGATCATTTAAATGACGATACAGCATTGGTTATTAGAGGTGTTGGCGGCGGCAGTCGTAAAGCAATAGAAAAGTGTAAACAATCTGGTAGAACTTTTTATACACTTGATACTGGATACTTTGGTAATTTTAAAAATAAATGGTTACACAGAGTAACAAAAAATAATATGCAGTTCATGGACGGAATCATCGAACGTCCGATGGATAGAGCTAAAGCACATGGATATAGATATCGTAAGCATTCGCTAGGTAAAAAGATATTAATTTGTCCTCCTAGTGATAAGGCTATGAGACTCTTTGGCCAACCTATGCCTGAAGAATGGGTTAAACAGGTTGTTGCAGAATTGAAAAAATATACTAGCAGACCAATCGAAATAAGGTTAAAACCTAATAGAACAGAAAGAGTGACTGATAAAACCATCCAAGCAGCTCTTGCAGACGATGTGCATTGTTTAGTTACATATAATAGTATCGCTGCTGTAGAAGCATTAATGGAAGGTAAACCAGCAATCGTTTTGGGTCCTAATGCAGCACAAAGTATCTGTGAAACAAAACTACAAAATGTTGATAATCCAAAAATGCCCGATAGAGATACAACAGATGCGTTTTTTGCTCACTTGGCATATTGCCAATTTGATGTACACGAACTTAGAAATGGATATGCATGGAGAACTGTAAATGAAAGTAGTGAGCTACCACGCTGGAATCCCGCCAAAAAATAATAGTCCAGAAAAGCCATTAATATTATCTAACTTTGTACAGGGCGTTCTTCGACAAGGCGACACTGGTATAAATCATTACGGAAATAATGTCCTTGATTGCGACTTAGC